CATGGAGACCACAATTCGTAAAAGTAGATATCTTCTACCTAGACGAGTTGGAGAGTCCTTCATGAACCCCCGACACCGACCAGCGGTTAAGCTGGCCGAGCCGGAGGCAACGAAGGTTCGGACCGGAACTACCGGTCGGAAGGGACCCGAAGGGTCGAGAGAGAGGAGGGCACTGGCTAAGACAAGACGCCAGGTCTCCAAGGCTAAGGACGCACAGAGGGTGTGGGACGCGTTCCGATTGTGCTTCTTTGCAGTCTTCCCAAAGGTGAGGTTGTACGGCACTGACGTTCCCTTCATCGGGAAACGCCGGTGCCCCAACCTCGCCTTTGCGTGCGAGCAGTTTCGGTCTTGGTTGATCACAACCATGGTAACCTCTGGAGTGGACCATGTTAACTCTACTCTTAAGGAGTGGAGCACATGGGCACGCTCTAAGGCTATCAAGGCTGATTACCCAGAACCAAAACTGCGCGTACCTGGATTGACTGCAAGTTGCATACTCGGGACGTTTTCCCACCCTGATCATGCCGCGCAATGGGCACGACTTGGTAGAGCACTTCCTCCCGCTTCTCATAAGAAGGTGAAGGCCACTTTGGAGCAGCATAAAGCTGACTTCCAACGTGACTTCTTCATCCCTCATGATAAGCTGGACGAGGTGTTCTACTTTTGCCGATCCATTGCGCGCCATGCCCAGAAGCCCTCTGCTGTGTCCGTAACCTTGAGAGACAAGGCATCTTCGGAGTGCTCGAGGCTGAAGGGGGGCCAGCTGCGAGCCCTGGCTAATCTCGCCAAGGACGAGTTGAGCGCACTTGCTGCAGACATGTGGGGGGATGAACTTGATGACAGTTTTCCCGGAATTGGCATTGAAGACTGGGACCTTACGGTCATGGTCGACACTGCCCTCCGAGAGGCTGCCCGCAAGGACACCCCCCCACCGGTCTGCAGGGTGCACGCTCTTCCCGAACTTGGAGGAAAGGTCAGGGTTGTCACAACTGGCCCCGCGCATCTCGTTCTCGCAGGCGATGCGCTTCGGAAGATGGTTTGGCCCGTGCTCCATGCCATTCCGGAAATGGATGTCCAGGCTGAGGAGGTGAAGGGTGATACTCTGCGGCTCGCTTTTGATCAGCATGAAGGGGCTATCCTCTTCTCTGCTGATTTGGAGCGGGCTACAGATCTCATCCCTCACGACCTCGCCTGGGCAGCCTGGTCCGGAGTGTGCGATGGGCTCGGGTTTGGACCATCCTCCGATCCGGTGCTCATTGGAAGGAAGCTCATTGGCCCACTGGAACTCCAATATCCCGACGGGACTAAGTGTGTATCCAAAGGAGCCATCCCTATGGGGATGCCTCTCTCTTGGTTCATCCTTAGTCTCCTTCAGATGTATTGGGTCTCGGTGGCCCGTGGCCTCCAACCTGATGGGCACCGACGCATCGCCTGCAAGATCCGGGGTGATGACCTGCTGGCAGCCTGGACGGAAGCGGAGTGCGACCGTTACATTGCTACAGTCAGGGAGTTCGGCGGTATTCCCCACGTCACTAAGAGCTTTCGCTCGAAGTGGGGTGGTGTTTTCGCCGAGCAATCTGTTCTGCGGCAGTGTACGGGCGTACGACGCCTTCGCCAGGCAGCAGGACTTCAGGCTCGAACACTCTGCGAATACTTTCCGCTGGAACTCGTTCCAACCAGCGAGTCTTACGTCCTCAGACTTCTCCAAGACATTCCAGTCCGGTTCTTGGTTCCCAAGCCGACCAGTACGGCTTCCAGGACCCCCGAAGACTATCTCGGTCCTGCAGTTATGGATTGCCTCGAGTTTGCATCTGCCCCGGTTTACCGGGCAGTTGCAGGCGCGGTGCTTTCCGTTAACTACAAGATCGCTAATAGAATTCGGAAGTTCGGGTTGCCGCTTCTGGCGCCAAGGGAGATGGGGGGTGCGGGATTTCCACATCCCCGAGGTTTCGATCGAGG